AATGCCTTATTGAATGCATTCACAACATCTTTTTGAAGACCATCACTATTAGGTTTTGTTCCCCATTCTCTCCCGAATAATCTCATTTGATAAATATAAACATTTTCGTAAAAGTACAATAATTAAAATTAGAATAAAAATACTTCTTTTTTTGGTTCTAAATACTTTGTAACCGCATACCTTAAAGCGTCAATTATATGGTTGTGGTTATCAATTGGCGTACTGCTTTTTTTGTCGTGCCATGCGTAATTGTTTAACTCCTTTATTAAATTAGTGCTGCATGGGCTTACTATAATTTTATAGTCTTGTAATAATGATATGCCTGCGGTTATACTACCTTGCCCTTTTATAGCGGGTTCAATATTATTACCCATCGTTTCAAGTTCTGAAATTAATCGAGGTTCCGCACTATCTCCAATTATAAGGCTATTGTTTGCATGAAATTTATTAAGATCAAATATTTCACTTGTTGAAAGTCGTTGTTTATAAAAACGTTCTTTAACGTATATTTCTTTTTTGTCTTGGAATATTGAGCACTCTACTAATGTAGTAGGATCTATACTAAAGCCATAATCCTGACCGAAAATAGATAACCCGCTTTCTTTAAAATCCCCAATGTACCAATTATTAAAGATAGTGCCCTCCGCTTTATTAAGCCAGCCACCTAACATAATATTTTTATACTTGTCGGGACTTGATTCTTTTATTCTTTGCGCTTGATTTAAGAAGGATTTAGATAGGTTTTCTACATTGTCTAAATAAGTTGTATGTATGTAGGTGGTATCTTGGTATACTCCATTAAAACCCTCATTAACTCCCTTATCTTCAAAGAAACGCTTGTAAATCCAATGTTCTTTTGTCGTCGGGTTAAGAATTAATATAACCCTGTTTTGCTTTCCTTTTTGCCTGATAGATAAATCAATCCTATCAAACATCGTTTCGTCTGTTAATTCCTCAGCTTCATCTAATACCCATGCAGTAATGCCTTGTAATGATTTTAAGTTAGCCGTATTGTCTCCGCTTGATGCTTGTAAACCCCTGAATAATATCTCACTTCCAGATCTTACATTTGTGATTTCTTGCTTTAATACTTTGAATTGATTTACAAGCCCCAATAATTCTATTTTCTGTTCAAACTCTGGGATGATTGAAATGTGTGCGGAGGTCATGGTCTTACGTGTGAATAAAACCTTTTCGTTATTCTGGAATGTTAGGAGAGTACAAAAACGATTTGCTTCAAATGATTTCCCTGATCCACGCCCACCGGTTAGAATAAAGTATCTGGTATCGTTTCCTAATGCATTCCAAATATTACTATGCTTCTTTATCTTTTCCATAGATGGAATTTATATTGAAGTCTTTGCCGTTGGTTGTTATATCTGTTTTGCTTTCCATCCTATCAGTCCAGCCGTGATTAGACTTTAAGTTCATAATTGCAAGGCTAGGGACTATGTCGCCCTTTTTACCGTGACTAAAACAATTAGATTCGCATTCTTGGATTATGCGATTATATGTTTTAGAAAGGTTAGGAAATTTATCAATAAGATAAGGATATAATTGTCTGTACTGTTTCATATCCCTTGCTATCTCTCCTATAAAATCGTGCTTCATCTCAATAGCCAATGCGAGTGAATCATTCATAAACTTTTCAGCTTCATCAATGTTCCATACTTCCGCGTTATCATTCCTTTTAGGTGCTCCTGCCATACCTACAAATATACAAAAAATCCCCAACTATTAAGCTGAGGATTAACCAAAAAACTAAAATATGTGATTATGAAACACAAATTATTAACTGTAAATATAACCTTTTTATTTTTATTATCTAATATTTATCAATCCATCTCGTTTGGACCGGATGCATCGTCACTAAATTAACCAATTTGTCCCATGGCTCTGAAACCCATTTACCTTTTACTACTGACTTTCTTTTGGTTGGTTGTTTTATATCGTTGTTCATTTCTTTAAAGTTAATTCATTTCCAGTTAATGCGAAGTATAGATTTTGAAGTTGATGGAAGTATTTCAAATCTGCGGTTAATAATATTTGACGTTCATTAAAATATATTTCCGTTACTAATGTGAATTTATCCTCGTCATTTGGCCTTTGAGTATGAAATCTAAACATTTTATAAATATAGCTGCCTTTAATATGCGTTTCCCTAAAATTAAAGATAAAAAGCAATTCCTTAGCTATTGGTATCGGTTTTAATTCTTCAAAATTATTATTCATAAGGCAGTCAATATCAAATTCAACTAACAAGCCTAAATAATCTTTTACATAATTTCCAAATCTAATCTCTCTAGCTTTCATACCTACCAAAGATTAGCACTAATTACAATATATAGACCTAGTAAAAATATAGCTATTATACAAATGTAGGATAATATTATACTATGTTGTTTTTTAGTTTTCATAATCTATTTAATTAAGTATTCGGGTTTCTTTGCGTTGGTCATTTTATCGCTTTTATATTGATTTGGAATCGCAGATGCTAACATCGTTAATTCATAATATATTGCTTTGATTAATTTTTTAAGTGCTTTCATGGTGTTTTATTAGTTTGTAAATTTGTTCAACTCCGTTAACTATGTGAGGTTTTCTTGTTGCTCTATTGTAGCTTCCTACATCTTTATAGCCAAAAAACTCGGCAATGTCTTTATTTTGTATGCATAGCTCTTTTTGTATTTCTTGAATTGTTGTCATATATTATTAAAATTAAACTATCTATTTTACTGGATAGCCTTTCATTATATTTATAGCGAAGTCAGCTCTATTACTTTCGTTTGAGGCATTGTATAATAAGTTAAACAACTCCATCTGAGAAGTTGGTAACTCATTTATGAAATTGAACTCAGTCAAACGAACTCCATTTCTTTTTTCATTATCAAAACCGAAGATTAGATTTGAAACCATTTTACTACCTTTAGTAGAGTTTAATAATTTAATAGATAAATTTTTCATAATTTCTAAGTTTTAGCTTTATTGATTAATCAAAGATAATACTTATATACGTACTAAACTAATTAATTAACAAATATTTTCTTTTTATTCATTAACATTCATTCATTCTCTTAAACGGTTTCCATCTATCTTCATAGAATCTTTGCAATGTTTCGTAATTTAATTCATCAATCTCTTTAAATATAGGATGATAATCAGCTATAGAAATTTCATTCTTTAGATTATTAATTGTTAATTTTAATTTCTTTATTTCTTGGTTAAGTTCTTGATTTAGATTAAAATAACTAAAATTCAATCGTATTTCGCTTTGATTGATAAACAATGAGTCTATAAAATTATAGTCTTTTAATAGTTCTTTATCTTGTTTTAATAACTCTTTATTGAGCTTGTTAATTCCGTAGATTACATTATCATGATTAACCCTAATATACCCACCACATCTCGATAAATTAAAATTAGTAATGTATCTTTTGCATAAGTCGAAATAGATATATTTAGGGTAAACATAAGACCTTTGACGAGTTTTAGTCTTTATATCTATTTTATAAAAATCACAAACAATATCATATATTTTTTGGTAAGTCATCTAATCGTCGTTTAATAGTTCGTAATCTTCATCAATTTCATGAAGGCTTTTAATGTGCTCTTTGTACCATGTTGAAAAGTTAGTGCTTTGCCATGTTGTTGGTATTGTTGCTGTCATATCTTATCTGTAAAAAAGGAGTTAATATCCTTTAAATTATCAAGGTTTTTTATTGGTAATCTTGACAAAATATTACTTTTTTTATTTCGTATCAAGGTTACCGTTCTATCTGCGCAATCCCAATCTAGGTACAGCGTTTTAGATAGCTTCTTGGTCACGATAAACCAACCATAACCATGCTGACTAACAAACACATCGTCGTCCAACTCCTTACGTTTAAATCCTAGTTCTATAACGTCTTTGTATTTTATTGTATCTTGTTTCATAATAAATTAATTAAAGTTAGTGAGTATTCGGCAATAGCGATTAAGGCTATGCAAAGGATTAGTAAAATGTAAAATCCTTGTTTTTGGTTTTTTGTTTTCATAACCCTAATTTATTAATTGCTTCTTTTACTAAATCGCATTGAATTATTGATGCGGTCTTTATAAAAATCATTCCTCTTTTTTCAGCCTCTTCAATTAAATCTTCATCATCAAAATCATCTATATCATAATCATCACGATCACAATCATCTTCGCTTATAAGACCTAAAATACATTCAGCATATCTTTCAATATCATATTCAGGTATTGAATTTAATAAGAATTTCCACCAATTGCCTTCATACGATTCTTTTGAATAAACTATTCCGTCTATTGTTACTTTTGTTATTTTTTTCATAGTTTTAATTTATTTAGCTTAGGCAAATATAACTAATAATATTGAAATACCAACTATTATTTAAGAATTTCTTTTATTTCTTCGGTCATTGGTGTCATTGGAATACCATAATCTCTAGCTATGCTCATTTCTTCCTGCATGCCTTCGCTAATTCTATCACCGTATAATCTCAATTCATCTACGCAAGTAAATAGATGTGCGTTATTTTTAATTCCTCGCTGCCTTTGTTCTGGAATATTGTCATCTAAAGCCATTAGATCGACGATATAAGGAGCGAAAGGCAATACGTCGGGTTCGGTTAAGTTAATTTCTTTAATGATGCTTAAAACACGCTCTATGTTGTTTTTGACGTCTCCACCGATGGGGTGGGCTATGTATGTAATTTTCATTTTAGTAAATCATGTTAAATGTTTTGTAATTGATCTGTTGTTTGTCTTTGTTGTAGTTGTCCAAGCGAAGATCGTAATAGTCGAAAAACTTACCAACCTTAATATTATTATCAATATCAAATTTAATATCTTGGAAGTCTATGTAGTAAGACCCATGATTAAATTCTGCGATGGTCCCGATCTCATTGTTTACCCATCCTTCGAAAATTAATTCTTGTTTTTTCTCAAAGGCTTTTAAATAAGCTATTACGGCTTTATTATATTCTTCTTTCATGGCTATTTACTTTCGTTATTCCAAGATTCTAAAACCTCGATTAAACTATCAACTTTTTTTTGATACTTCTTAGGGCAGCGATTGCGGGAGACACTACTTTCGTTTCCCGCTAAATATCTGCTTAATTCTACCCAATTTATTAAGTCTTTTGGTTCTTTTAGTTTACTCTTAATCATCATCTCTTTCTACAGCACTATAATAGCCAAATGAATAGCCTTTAAGCTCATCATATTCTTTTTCCCAATCTTTGGGTACAGCAGCTTCAAATCTTGATTTTTGAATAGCATTTCCATCGTAAGTGTAGTTGTAAGTTTTCATAATAAATTTTTATTAGTTAAATTTTCTTGAGTAAGTATCCATTTGTAATTTTCTTTGAGCATCAAAATATTCTTGAGCACGAGCATATTCGTTCATCATTAAATCTGTTTTATTAACATAAAAATCTTCATTTCCGTCTGCCTCTATTTTTTCAGCAACTTCTTCCATTAAATCATAAATGGATGTTTTTCCTACCATTAAAAAATCAAATTCAAACTCTCTACTAATTACAGTTTCTAAAATTGCATTTAAAAGAGCATTACCATCTACGTTGTAAGCTGGAGCGCTTCCTTTAATTTCTTCAGCATTGTTGATGATTAATTCAACTCTTTGTTCTGGTGTTGTGTTTTTAGTGAAAGTCATAATTTCTAAATTTTATTTCCGACCTTATTGCCGATATGTAAATATACAATGATTATTGAAATAAACAACTATAAAAACGATTTATTATAAAATATTTTTTCTGTTTCTGTAATCGCTAATTCCCAACTACTATAAACCTTACTGCCCTCACGATAGAACTCACCGTTTTTAAACACGATTGCACGGTTGTATTATTTCAAGTTTTTAAAAAAGCATTTGGATCTTTCTCTTTTTTATAAACCTTATTATAATGGTCATAGTAAATATGGGTTATCTCGCCATTATCTAAAAACTTAATTCTTTCACAATAATGATTTCTTTCCATTCTGTTTATCCATTTATTTGTGTTAGCAATCTTTGTGATTGCAATCACTTGATATTCCCTTCCTAATTTAGATGTTCTTATTTCCATGTTTAGTAAATTATACCTTTTCCAGATTTTATGCAAAATGCTTTAAAACCGTTAGATTTTAATTGGTCTATCCTTAATTTTTGCAATGGTTTCAAAGTATCATTCACTTCTTTCACTTCAATCCATACTGTTAGTCCATTTTTTAAACATTGAAGATCAGGATATCCGCTCTTATTAAGTCTTATATTTTTCAAAACATCATAGCCTTTTTGCTCCCACTCTTTTATAATTGTTTTTTGATAACTCATTTGAAATCTTTTTTAAACACTGATAGTGTATAATTTTTTTTATCTAATACTTTTTGATATATTTTTTCCTCGATGCCGTCTTCTGCAAACAACCAATAAACATCGTTCGACTTCCTTTTCATAGTGGTTAGCCTATCCCTACTT